TTCTCAGGTAACGATCACCGACGCCCCCTCGGGCGACAGTGCCTATCGCTCCAATCCCGGCACCGCTGGCGTCGGAAACTCCGGCTCCTCAGGCATCGAAACATCGCAGCTGTATCCGGTATCGAGTAGCAAGAAGTATCGCCTCACGGCTTTCGTCCGCACTGTAGGCGGCGCGGGTGTTTCCTACCTTCGCCTTGTAGATCAGGTCGGGAACCAGATATTCATTTCGAACCTCGAAGGCTTCGCCCCGTCCTCGACATGGACGCGCTATTCCGGCTTCTACCAGCCATCTGCTTCGGTGAAATCTGTCCGCCTGCGCGCCATCCTCAACTGGACTGGCACTACGGGATACCACGAGGTAACGGATTTCCGCCTTGAAGAAATGGCGGAGGCCGATCTTATTGTTGACGGCGCGATAGTCGCCAACAAGATTGCTGCGGACGCGGTGACGGCAGGCAAGATCGCAGCTGGCGCGGTTGAGGCGGACAAGATCGCCGCCAACGCCATCACGGCGGTGAAGATCAATGCCGGCGCAGTCGAAGCTGACAAGATCGCCGCCAACGCCGTCACGGCGGACAAGATTGCCGCCAACGCGATTACCGCAGGCAAGATCGCTTCGAACTCAATTACGACCTCGAAGCTGCTCGTCACGGGCACCGCTAACGCGATCAACGACGATCCGATGTTCCAAGACCCTAGCGCATGGGAATTGACGGCAAACACCTCGTTCTTGAGCGGCACCGGTGAGGCTGGTGCGGTCGCGAACACGTACATCGGATCGAGTGTTGGTACGGACCAGCAAAACCAGTCTGTAAAGAGTTATCCGATTGGTCCGGGCAAGCGCTACCGCCTCAGCGCGAACCTGTATGCGTCCGCCGGCAACGCTCGCAACATGTACATCTACGTGGAGTTCTACGACCAGAACGGGAATTGGTATTTGGTTCAACTACAGCTCCGGCAGTGGCCTTGTCTTTCAGGGCTGCCAAGACCTTCGCCTCGAGGAGGTCGTTGAGGCCGATATCATCGCGGACGGGGCAATCATCGCTAACAAGGTGGCTGCAAACGCGATCACCGCCGAAAAGATCAATGCGAACGCGGTCACTGCGGACAAGATCAACGCCGGTGCGGTTACGGCAGCCAAGATTAACGTCACATCGCTCTCAGCTATCTCGGCGACCGTAGGAACTCTGCAAACCGCAACTACAGGCGCAAGGGTTCAAATAAAAGACAATATTATCAAGGTGTTCGATGGAACAAGTACCAGCGACACCACTGGTATTCGCGTCAAAATAGGCGACTTGTCGCTATAAGGGGAAAGGTAGATGGCTGTAGGTCTTGAGGCTTGGAATGCCAGTGGCGTCAAAACAATTAGCATCACCACAAGGGTGGCTAAGTTTTTTGGCACAGCAAGCATAGGTAATAGCCATACCGGAACAGCTGTGTCGGGCACGATCACTGACGCGAGGTTCACCCAATATTCGGGTCACACGCCATTCGCGATGCCTATTACCGGCGGAATTGACCCCAATGGCAACACAGCGATATTCAGCTTCAGCGGCAACACTCTAACTTGGTCGTTCCCAAATGGCACTCAAGCGCCCGGCAGCGAAACGAGGCCAAACACAATATTCACATACGGGATTTTTTAATTATGGCTTACGGGATAGAAATATATGCCGCTGATGGAACCTTGCAGGCCAACTCGGAAATGATCTGCTGGTTTTGCAGGAAAACAGGAACAGGCACAACCACATTCCGCACCGTTGGCAATACGCCAACCTCTTCCCTCACTGTTGATGTGACTGGAATAACAAACCCTATAGTGGCGATACGAATGGCTGGATATACAGCCGCAAAAGCTGGTGGCAGCACATATATCACAGACGCCCCGATAGGCACTTCATACACATATTATGTTTTTGATTATGCGCAGTCTCTACCGGCTAACGCCGGCAGCTACGGTATCGAGATATTCAACGCGAGTGGTGTTCGGACCTTCAATAGCAACTTCTTCCCAATGCAGGTTCTGAATATGCTGACGGGGAGTAATTCGGGGACCGAAACTGTTACGCACACTGGAAAGACCCTAGCTATAGCCAACGCCTCGATGGGTGGATATGCCACAAGAGGTGATGTTTATTGCTTTGACAGTGGTGCCGCAGAATTTTGGGATGGCTTCAATTTTTGCGGCGACTTGGGTCTTTTCAATGAGTGCAAGCTATATGGCGGAGTTCTAACAAACTCCTTTCAGACGGCTACTACATCGAACGCCAGTTTTGATGATGTGACCCTTTCACTTGGAAGCTCAAGTAGCTACACCATACCTCCAGACTGGAACACCCCATCTAAGCTACTGGTGATTGATGTAACAAACATCCCAGTTCCACAGACATTTTATTGAAGGAGCAATATATGCGCCGCTCCAAAATCATTGGCATTATCGGCCTCGCTGGCAGCGGCAAGACAATCGTCGCGAAGCACTTGGCAGAGAACTATGGCTACACGCGCACGCGCTTCGCAGAGCCGCTCAAAAAGATGCTCAAGCATGGCATCGGCCTCACCGATGAAGAGGTCGATGGCCGCCTAAAGGAAGAGCCCATGGAGCGCTTCAACGGCATGACGCCGCGCTACATGATGCAGACCCTTGGCACTGAATGGGGACGCCGCCGGCTCTACGGGAATATATGGGTCGATGCTTGGCGCGATCTCACAACCAAGATCGATGGGCCTGTAGCGGTTGACGACGTTCGCTTTCCGAATGAGGCTGAAGCGGTCCATGAGCTCGGCGGTGTTCTCTGGCGCGTCCACCGCCCGGGCGTGGAGATCATCCAGCATCCAAGCGAGCTCGCGATGCAGGGCATCAAGGAGGACCACTACATCATGAACTCGACCACGATCAGCGCTTTGCTGCGCAGTGTGGACGCGCTAATGAGGGCCTCATGAAGCTGCCGGGCCCAACCACATTCACTGAAGGGCAGCGGGCCCTTGCAATGGCCCTCGCGTCGGCTGCGGGCGTGTTCTGCGGCCTGTTCGCCTTGGGCGTGGTTCTCATCCTCTGGCTGGGCGGCTGGGCGGCCTCTACGGATGGCCAGCGCATCACCGTATTCGGGATGGTCCTTGTGGGCCTCCTCAGCGCGATGATGGCCGTAATCGTTGGCCTGCTCATCGGTGGGCCTGTGGGCCGCCTCAAGGGCTCTGTGGGTCGCGATGGAGCTGAGTGCGAAGCTGAGGGGGACGAGTGATGATTGACCCGCTATTGCCGCGCAAGATCGCCGCAGGCCTGCTCGTGTCCTTCCTGCTTATCGTGGCCGCCTTTGCAGCCGGCTGGAACGTCCGCTCGTGGAAGGCGGACAGCGACAACCTCGAGGAGGTGCGCAAGGCTGAGCTCGCTCGCGACAAGGCGCAGGCCAAGCTCGACGCCAAAGCCTCTGAGCTCGAAACCACCCGGGCGCTCATCGACCAGAAACGTATCGAGAGCCGCTCAACCATTCGGGAGATTTACCGTGACGTTCCTGCCCCGCCTGTGGAGTGCGCTGCTCCTCCTGCCGCTCGCCGCCTGCTCATCGATGCCGGAGCAACCGGCTCCCGCCCGGATACCGCCAAGCCTTCTGGCCCTCTGCCCGGCGATCAGCCAGCCGCCTGAGCCACTTGTAGACCCCGCTCGGCTCGAGTGGGAGGTCGATGCTGTGCTGCTCTATGAAACGTGCCGCGCAAGGCACAAGGCGCTCAGTGAGGCCTTGCAAAGCACGCCGACCGCAACTAAGTGAGGTGTCGGACACATGCACTCGTCCAACTTTCTGATCTAGGGCCTCGGGAAATCCCGGGGCCCTTTTTTTGTGCGTCTATCATTTCCTTGACAAAGTATCACTGTTGTGATAATGAGATTTTTATAGCAGCCATGGATAGGCGGCTATAGAAGGAGAAAAAGAATGAAAGATTACCTCGCAATCGTACTCATCGGAGGCGGTTCCAGCTTTGGAAGACACAGCGATCCCGATGAGGCGGTATCCCTCGCGACCGAGTTTTTGGTGAGCGATTGGGGGCACCTCTACAAGCTCGATGGTGTCGAGGTGAAGGTCAACCTCTACGATGTGACCGGCAACGATCAAGTCTGGTGGGATGACAGTGGGGTTCACTCAGCCACAGAGGCTGAGTACCCGATCCAAACCCTCGAGATGAGGACTGTGAAGCTCCCAAAAAAGCGGCGCAAAGCCTCCTAACGGAAGAAGGCCTCGGGAAACCCCGGGGCCTTTTTTGTGCGAAGCCCCGCCGAATTGTGCGGTGGATTGTGCCGGCGGTCCTGTCGCTCGAGACGCGCTTGACGTGGCGGAGGGGGTGGGATTTGAACCCACGGAAGTCTTTGAAACTTCGGCGCTTTTCAAGAGCGCTGCATTAAACCACTCTGCCACCCCTCCGCAATAGTATCGAACCCGTGCTCATCTATATGAGATTTCAAGACCGGCGAAGTATA